TTGGATAGGTGTCTTAATAACATAGGGTGGAAAAGAAAACACGTTCGAGTAGAAAATCTCGTTAGGTGTCTTACGCCACAAAATAGAGAACCCGATCCTGCAGAGATTGCGAATTGTCTACCTTATTTGTTAGAGGAGATAGAACAACAGAAACCCAAGATAATCATTCCAATGGGCGGCCCTGCTTGGAAAGCACTCGGTGACTCGAAGGTGGGTATCATGAAGGCAAGGTGCCAAGAGTATTGGAGTGATCAACTACAGACAAAGTTGATACCTACACTCCATCCAGCATATGCGGTTCGCAATTGGCCTTATATTCCAGTTATAGAGCACGATCTACGATTTGCTCGGGCGGTCTATGAAGATAATATTCAACCACCCTTACCGAGTAAGGTGTATGTATGTAAGACCGTTCAACAGGTGAATCAGTTAGCGGAATACTTAACGAAAGACTCTAATGTGACTTCGCTTACATTCGATATTGAGTCAACGGGATTAAATCCTCGGAAGAGTCAGATTATGTGTATTTCATTTTGTACCCAACCTGGGTATTCTTATGTTGTACCTGTTCTTCAACACGATCCTACTAATCCAGAGGTTCCCATGACATACTGGAGCGAGTCTGATTATGAGTTAGTGCATTTTGAACTTTCACGTATACTTCAGAGTGATGTACCCAAGAGGGCTCAGAATGGCTACTTTGATATAAGTATGGTTCAACATAAGTTAGATATGGCCACACTTAATTATAAATTCGACACGATGCTCGCTCATCACTTGATCGATGAGAATATGCCACACAACCTTGAGTGGATTATGACTTTCTATACTGATATGCCCGTTCATAAGGGTATGGTTGATTTCAAGAAGCATCCAGCCCAATGGTACGAGAATGATGTGTTGTGGGAGTATAATGGTAAGGATTCGGATTCAGAGATGAGGGCATCAATAACATTAAAGGAAGCTCTTGATCGTCAGGGTGAGGGAGTTAATTGGGTCTTCGAGAATATAGCAATGCCTCTAGCACCTATACTTAAACGGTTTGAGGATAGGGGTATAGCTATTGATATGGATCTGATGAAGGAACTCTCGAAGTCACATAAAGCGGCCCACGCAACTCTTGAGGCCCAACTTTTGCAACATACTGGTGAACTTAACTCGAAGGGTAGTAAGTTTAACTACCGCTCATTTCCTCAGTTAACACATAAGCTTTATACAGAGTTGAAATTTCCAGTAGTACGTAAAACAGCAAAGAAGAATCCATCGACCGATGCTGATACAATTATCGAGTTATTAAGTAAGTTTCCGAATAATCCAGTACTTGTTAGTTTGTTAGCATGTCGGAAGCACGATAAGATTATTACAACCTATCTTGATGGACGAGATGGGGAAAGTGGATTGCTTAAGAACATCGAGTTTGATGAAACCACTCAGATCCATAGGTTTTATCCAGGCGTACTCGAAACCGGAACAGTATCAGGTAGACTTTCTTCATCTCCTAACTATCATAACGTGCCTTCAAAGAAAGACGAATTTAAGATTGGTGATACAATTATTTTACCCGAGAGTGATGAGAATCTACGTCATATGTTCATTGCTACACCAGCATATGGGAATCATCCCGGCTACTTAAACTGTGGTGCGGATGCATCTAACGTTGAAATGCGTGTAGGTGCAGTATTATCTAGAGAACCCGCATTGCTAGAAGGTTTCTGTAGTGGACGTGATTTTGATGTACATATGATGGTTGCGATGAAACTTACTGGGAAGACTAAAAGTGAGATCTCAAAAGCACTTAGGCGTATTTATAAAACCATTAACTTTGGTGTCTTCTATGGAATGGGTCCAGAGACGATGGCTGTTGAAATGAGTTCAGCAGATAACCCAACTACAGCGGATCAAGCAAAAGGGTATATCTCAGAGTACTTTGAACAGTTTCCAATTTTGTATAAGTGGATTCAGCATCAACATAAGCTTGTGAAGGATGTGGGTTATGTTGAGAACTTGTTTGGGCGGAGGAGAAGGTTACAAGGTATTCATACGAAGGAAGATTACTTTGGAGATATTCGTCAGTTGGAGACTGAAGGTGAAGTATACGCTGAAATGGATAGACAATCAGTCAATACGCCAGTTCAAGGTACCGCTGCCGATATTGTTCATCTTATTGCAATTAGGTTAGACAAGCGGATACAGGAAATGGGTTTTGATGCCCATTTGACTCTACATGTTCACGATCATCTGAATTACGAGGTGAGGATAGATCAAGTGAAAGACTTTATGCCTATGTTTATGGAAGAGTTTGAGAAACAACCTCACCCTCAGTTTGATGTTCCTTTGTATTGTGATCCATATGTTTCTCTGTGTTGGGAAGGAGAAAATACCATAAAGGAACTTTGCCCAGAAATTGTTGCTAAGATAGAATCAGAGGGTGGCCATATCTAATATATTGGAGGTGTAAAAAGTGGTAATACAGTTTGCAAAGCATACTGAGGAGATACTCCGTAAGCGATATTGTTTGAAGAATGCACAAGGTGAAATTATTGAAGAACCCGAACAGGTTTTTCGAAGAGTAGCTGTTACGGTTTCAAAAGCAGAACCCGAAACGAAGAGGGTAGAGTATGAAGAGAAGTTCTTCAATTTAATGGCTACGTTTAAGTTTATGCCCAATAGTCCCGCCCTTTCAAATGCTGGGGCTAGAACAGGTCAATTGGCTGCATGCTTTGTACTACCGATTGATGACTCTATGGATTCTATCCTTCAGGCTCAGTTGGAGATGGGTCAGATACAGAAGACTGGTGGTGGGACGGGTTTTTCATTTAGTCGATTGAGACCTAAGGATGATGGTGTTTCTTCAACTAATGGAGTTAGTTCTGGTCCGATATCCTTCCTGAAGATGTATGATGGTACTTCTGAAGCAATTAAGCAAGGTGGGACTCGAAGAGGTGCCAATATGGGTATCATGAGAGTTGATCATCCTGATATAGTTGAGTTTGTTAAGTGTAAGGATAAGGAAGGAGTCATATCAAATTTCAACTTATCCGTTGGAATTACCGATGCATTTATGGAAGCAGTTGTTCAAGGTAACACCCAGTGGGGATTAATTAATCCTCGAACTCAAACAGTTTGGAAGACGATAGACGCCCGAGAGTTATTTGATTTGATAGTTCATCATGCTTGGAAGAATGGAGAACCTGGAGTGGTATTTCTTGATACTATTAATAATGATTCGACTGTGCGTCCTGAGTATGAAATCGAAACCACTAACCCTTGTTCGGAACAACCCTTGCCCCCCTATGACGTATGTAATCTCGGTTCGATTAATCTAGTACCTTTTGTAAAGGGAGTGGGTACTGATGCAGAATTTAATTTTAAGGAGTTTGAGAAGACGGTAAGACTCTGCGTACGATTTCTTGATGATGTGATAGATGTATGTAAGTATCCACTCAAGAAAATCGAGAAGATGGCCCATTCATATAGACGTATTGGTCTTGGATTGATGGGATTTGCTGATGCACTTGCATTAATGAAGAAAGCTTATGATGGACCCGAGGCTTTAGAGTTTATCGATTCAATAGGGAAAGTGTTTGAGGATGCTTCACTATCGGAAAGTCGTAATTTAGCCAAGGAGAAGGGAGCTTTTCCAAAACAGCCCGAGACTACATTGAAGGATGAAGTACCCCAACGGAATGTAGCCATTACAACGATCGCACCAACAGGAACGTGTTCATTGATTGCCGATTGCTCTTCAGGAATTGAGCCTTGGTTTGCTTATTCGTATGAGCGTGAAGTTGTAGGTGTGGGAAGGATTAAAGTTTGGAATAGTTCGTTACTCAAGATATTAAAGTACCTGCAGATAGAGGTTAATGGTGTGAAGGATGTCGATTTGAAGAAAAAGGTACCTGATGATTGGCAAAGGGTACTAGTAACTACTCTCGATATATCTCCCGCTAATCATGTCCGCATTCAGGCCGCTTTCCAAAAATATATTGATAGTGGTATCAGTAAGACTGTTAATCTACCAAATGATGCAACCGAAGAGGATGTTAAGAATGCGTTTATGTTAGCACATAAAATGGGTTGCAAAAGCATTACAGTTTACCGAGATGGAAGCAGACAGGTGCAGATAATTGAACGAGAGGGTGAAGTTGTAAGAAAGAGTGAAGGGGGAAGTATAATCGATACTGCTAAACGCCCTCGCATAACAAAGGGGTTCACAGAAGAGTGCCCAACCGGTTGTGGTCACATGTTCATTACTCTTAACTCGGATGATCAACGTCTTCTTGAAATATTTGCAACGTCTGGTAAAGCCGGTGGTTGTATTAGTTCATGGGTTGAGTCCGTGGCGAGATTAATCTCTATTGCACTTCGTTCAGGAATTGATCCCCAGCAGATTGTTAAACAGTTGAGAGGGAATCGCTGTGGTCAGTTTGTATTTGATGGAGAAAATAAGTTAGTACTATCATGCTCAGATGCGATAGCGAAAGCGTTAGTTCGCTGGGAAGAAACTCACGAAGAGGTTGCTTCGGGCCAGTCTAAAATGTTAAGGGAAGAATTGAAGATATCACCTAAGGAAACCACCCGAGGAGATATGATGGGTGCACCTGGTTTTTGTCCAGAATGTACAGAGAAGTTAATTCAACAAGAGGGATGTATGGTTTGTGCCAATTGTGGGTACACACGGTGCTAACACCTAGTGGTATAATATAATTGAGGAAGGAATAAATGGATAGAAATGTTCGTTTACTTAAGGTGACGATTGAACATCCTAACTATGGATTATATGAGGGAGACATCACCGCGGATCTTAAGGTTGATAAGAGTAATCTGAGTGATGAGATGGAAGAACAACCATCGAAGTATGCTTGGTGGGCTTCGTTGACTGAGTTAGTTCGTTTACAGCATAATCAGAAGAAGCTCGATCTATCTATTTATGAAGCGGAACTTGATAAGAAGTTTCGAGGGACTACCGATGGTGGAAAGATAACCGAAGCAATAATGAAGGGACTTGTTCAAAGGGATGAACGTTGGCAGGAGTTGAATCGAGAAGTATTCGAATTGAAGTATCAAGTAGGAGTTCTCGAAGCAGCCTCTTGGGCGTTCTCTCAACGTGCTGATATGATTAAAGCTTTGGCTCCCAGTCTAGCTTATGAGGGTCGAAGATTGGATGTCAAAGAGGATGCACCAATTCGCAAACCAATAAGAAACCCGGTACAATAATATAAAAGGAGAGGAAAAAAAGAATGTCAAACGGGAACACATCCGGTTACAATCCAATGGACATCAATAATGTCCTCGCTCAGTATGAGCGGATTAAGTCCCAGACTGGAGGTGATTTTTGGACACCGAAAGCGGGACGCAATCTCATAAGAATATTGCCCCCATGGAAGACTGGGTCATTATTCTGGAGAGAGTCAGCAGTGCACTGGAATGTCGGACCAGATAGCAAAATGCTGACGTGTCTGAAGAAGGAACTTGGTAAACCCTGCTACATCTGTGAAGTCGTTGAGCGATTGCAGAATAGTCAAGACCCTCGGGATCAAGCAGTGGCTTCAGAGATGAGAGCGAATACCCGTGTCTTTTACAACATTGTCGATCTTGATAATGTTGATAAGGGTGTCCAGGTTTATACCTCAGGCATTAAAATACTGCAGGATATTCTTGCATACTTTGCCGACCCGGATTGGGGAGATGTAACCCATCCTGAACACGGTTACGATATTGTTATCGACCGTGAAGGTACTACAAGGGAGAACACAAAGTATCAGGTTCGAGCAAGAAAGAATCCCACACCTATACCTAGTCCGGATCTTCTTTCAGGTCTGAAGAATTTGGATGGCTTTGTGAAAGTAGTTACCTATGAACAGCAAACAGCTATCTATGAGGGTTTGCCTGCTGAAGAAGCAGAGGATTCGTTTCCTCCTTCTTCGAAGCCTGCCCAGAAGGCCCAACCTAAGACTGCTGGAACTCCCATTCAGTCCAAACCCCAGTCAGCCCAGGTTAAACCTCAACCCAAGGCTCAACCAACGCAGGCTAAAGCGGGGGCGCCTGTTATTGGTGAAGAGGTTGGTGCTCAAATTGAGAAAGCAACGACAGTGATGCCTACATGCTATGGAAAGTTTCTTGACAAGGATGATCCAGCATGTCAGCATTGTGCAGTTCAGAAGGAATGCGATGCTAAGATGAATCCCCCAAAAAGAGCTCCAGTTCGTCAACCGGTAGATCCTGCGGCTCAATTGGATAAGCAACTGAGTGAAGAATAATATCTAGGAGTAAGCGATGTCCGAACTTGAGCAAGATATAAAAGCGGTAGTGGGAGCGGTTACGAAGAAGTATGGTGCCCTTGCGGCCTCTACTATGGGGGATAGAGAAGTTGATTCTGCCATTAAGGATTGGATTTCTACTCAATGTACAATGCTTGATTTAGCAATCAGTGGTGGTAGAGGAATTCCTGTAGGACGCATCTCATTGATAAAAGGGAGAGAGAGTGCAGGAAAGACTGCTCTCGCTACTCATATTCTTGCAGAGACTCAACGTCGTGGAGGCATTGCTGTACTCCTTGATACCGAGTATAGTTATGATCCCGATAGGGCTAGAGCCTTAGGTATTGACTTACCGAAGCTTATCGTAGGTCAACCCGATACAATGGAAGAGGCTTGGGGGCAGATGTTCGAGATGATTAACCTTATCCGAACGACCCATAAGGAGAGGCTTGTAACTATCGTATGGGATTCTGTAGCAAGCTCTCCTCCAGAAGCCGAATTGAAGGGAGAAGTGGGTGCTGCAACATACGGTCTTCCTGCGAAGTTAGTTTCACAAGGAATGAGGAATGCCGTCAAGAGAATAGCATCACAGCGGATTTGTCTTGTCTTTGTTAATCAGATACGAGATAATGTTGGTGTGACTTTTGGACCTTCTACAACGATGCTAGCAGAACACCCATTGATGTTTCATTCATCGGTAGTAATAGATTTAGCACGAACCGATGTGTTGACAAATGAAAAGACGAAAGAACCTTGGGCAATTAAAGTTCGAGCTAAGGTAGCTAAGAATAAGGTGGCACCACCATTTAGGGAGGCAGAGTTCCTGATTCGATTTGATATTGGTATAGATAGATATGAGTCTTTGCTGAAGGCAGCTGTGAAACTTGGTATAATACAAGTAGCTGGAGCCTATTATAAGGTTGGAAACTCAACGGGCTTTCTAGCAAAAGATGCCGAAGCTAAATTGAAGGAGCTTAAAATTGATCTACCTAAAATGGTAATGGAGGCAATAAGTGAATCAGTCGAAAAGCACAAAAACGATA